AATATAGAAGATGCCCAAAACTATAGAGGATATTTTATTAATTGCTCAGAAGATATATCAAATGAAAAATATTTTTCTCAAGGTAGAAATAAAATGGAAAATTCAATCAACCTAACCTGCACAATAGGGTGGTATTCAACATACTTTATGAATAGAACACAGGATATAGATTTTGGAATTAATTCTGTAAAATTTAAAAAAGAGTACTATGAATTAGCAGAACAAATAGCAAAATCAATAGGAGATTTTTCTGGAGCACACATTAGGTTAACAGATAATCAATTTGACTATCCACTAAAAAATCAAATACATAGTGGCATAGAGATGCTTGATCAGGCAACAAATTTAGTTATAGCCACAGATCATCCATCTAATGAGGTTGTAAAAGAATTAAAAGGAATTATTCTAGAAGAATACATATCTCAAAATTTTTATAAAGATTTTTTACAATTTAAATTTACAGATGAAGTTTCTTTTGGTCTTTTATGTAATCTAGTTATGCATTATTCAAAAGATTTTATTGGAAGCCAAGGAAGCACTTTTAGCGGTTATATACAAAGAAATATAAAGAGTGATATAAAACTTTTTGGAGAAACCAAGTATGTTCAAGATGGTCCATATAGTTGGAATGGATATATTTTCCCAACACTACATAAAAATCCAAGAGATATGAACCCCAATGATATTCAATGGTGGAGAGAGTGGAAAGAGTCTAGATTATTCCCAGAACTTGTCTAGTGTTCCAGCATTATCATTAAAACCCACTGGAAATCCTGGTAGTTGGTGTTTGGACCAAAAGGCTGTATGAACATATCTAGTACCATTTGTTATTTCTTTAATTCCATGAGGATTAAAAATATTCCCACTAAAAATTACCAGCATTCCAGGCTTAGGTTTAATTTGAAAATTATCATGATATGGAAAAAACAATTCCCCTCCATCAAAATCCTCATTCATATATAGCATACTGGTATAATTTTTTGTAGTGCAATGCCGCCTATAAAGAGATTCTTCATCTTCTGTAAAAAATGAGGAGTCGTAATCTTGAGGCAGTTTAGATCTATCAAAATCTGGATCAATATAATCTATATGTGGCCCTTGGTGAAATGGAGGATACCACCTAATTGCTTCCCAGCTTTCTAATTGAAAAGAGTTTTCAGCAATATTAAAAAAATCAGATACTTCATTTTTTGCAGATCTCATTATAGGATATATCTGTTTAAATAATTCTGCATGCTGTTTAGATGAATAAAGAGAGTTAAACTCTACTTTTCTATTGTCCCATTGCTTAGATACAAGCTCATAGTCTTTACCATCTGGAAATGCTTGGGGCTGGGCATTATTAAAAGACCAAAGATTTTGATTAGTAACATAGTTAATAAACCAATCACAAGTTTCTTTGGGTACAAAATCTTCAATAATTCTTAGGTTTGGGCTTGTATAGTCTTTTATTTTCATTATTTAATTATATCATCTTTCCTGTGCTATAATTAAATAGGAGGAAATATGGATAAATCAGAATTAATTATAACAGCACTAAAACAAAGAATTGGAGACCTTGTTTCTAATTATGAAACCCAGATTGCTATTATTCGGGCAGACTTAACGCATCTTATAGCGGAAAATGAACAAAAAGAAAAAACAATGATGGCACACACAGATGCCTCAAAAGAGCAAAAATAATCTAAAAGATGAGGGAAATTGCTAACTTGTAAAAAATGTAGTGGAAGAATGTTTATTGATAGACAATTTTCTAACATAGACCATATAGAGACATTCTGCATAATGTGCGGGAATAGAAAGTTCTACCATCCACCCACAGAAAGTCAGGAAGGAAAATGGCTACTACAAAAGGAAAGATTCAGAGCGAAGAATACAATCGTGAGCCTATAATTAAGGGTAACCAAAAGATTTGGTTTCTTAATGGTGATTTGGTAAGACTGTATCATAGTTCAAGATCTACTGGTATGGTAACTGTTTATAATATTACAAAGGATAGACTTGAGACATGCCTTCGTTCAGACTTTAGAAGAAATAGACAAAGAGCATATACTGTAGCAGAAACTGCTAAACTTGTCAATAGGCATAGAAAGTATATTCCAGATTTAATTAAACGAGGAATGATTCCTGCACCAGTTGGATCAAGCTTTGAGGGAAAAAGGGGATGGCAAGTAAGAGCCTACTACTCTGAAGACCATGTAAAAGAAATTCGTGCTATACTTGCAAGTATACATATTGGACAACCAAGAAAAGATAAATTAATAACAAATAACATGACTCCTACAAGCCAAGAGTTGACACGGCGAATGGGGGACGGTATACTTACATATACGAAGACAGAAGATGGCAGGTTCATACCAGTCTGGTCTGAAAGTATTTAAAACTATGAAATGGGTGGGTAATGGAAAACGATTCAACAAAAGTAAATGTAACTTTAGGATATACTCTTAATTTGGGCAACTTCCAGTCTCTAAGGCTTGACTTAGGCGTTGTAGATAGTACACGCAGTGGAGAGACAGTAGATCAGGCTTTTGAGCGTGTTTATAAGTTTGTAGAAGATAAGCTTACGGCTAAGATTAAAGAAGCACAAGAAGAGGCCTCTGAAGACTAATGGCTGACCGCAAAGACCGAATGGCTTTGCTCAGTAGATTTAACAAATTATATCTGCAAAGATATGAGCAAAAGTCTAACATGAATCTTAACGTAGAACAATGGGCTGCAGATGCTCTTGTTGAATCCTATGGAGTATCTGAATGCTATGATGTTCTTGAATATTATTTTTCTATAGCACAAGAGCCAAGTTGGAATTATTTTGCATACAATATGGAAAAAATTATAAACGGTAAAGCAGAAGTAGAACAAGACAAAAAAGACAGAGCAGAACGCAGACGAATGGCTAAGGAGTGGTTAAGTGAATAATACAGAGGCAAAAGTAATTACCGCAGTATTAGAAGATAAACAAATTCACGTATTACTTCAAGCAAATGTTGAAAATTTACTAAAGACACATAATGATATCTGGAACTTCATTCGTTTGTATTCAGAAAATAACCAATGCCTTCCACCAGCGGATTTAGTAAGAGAAAAGTTTCGTGACTTTGAGCCAGTATCTGGAGTCGGCTCTACCAAGCATCACCTTTCAGAACTTCAAACAGAATACCTAAGTGATAGCCTAAAAGACATTCTCCGCTCTGCTGCAGGAGATGTTCAAAGTGGTAATGGCACAGAAGCGCTTGAACACCTTATTACAAAAACCTCAGAACTTAAAAAGAACACTGCTGCAATTCGTGACATTGATGCTACGGATCTTGAAGATGCTGTTGCATATTATGAAAGAGTACAGAAACAAAATGAACTTGGTGCGCTAGGAATTAAGACTGGTTTGCCAGGGTTTGACAACTACCTGCCTGCTGGAATCATGCCAGGACAACTCGGCGTATTCCTTGCTTACCCAGGAATTGGTAAGTCTTGGATGGCGCTATACTTTGCAGTACAAGCGTGGAAGCAAGGCAAGTCACCTATGATTATTTCTCTTGAAATGAGTGAGACAGAAGTTCGTAACCGTGTATTTGCAATTATGGGCGAAGGCCTTTGGTCACATCGCAAACTAAGTAATGGCGAAGTAGAGATTGATATGCTTCGCAAGTGGCATGCTAACAAGGTTGCAGGTCGTCCAGAGTTTCACATCATCTCCAATGACTCTGGTGGAGAAGTAACCCCTTCCGTTATTCGTGGAAAGATTGATCAGTACAAGCCAGATTTTGTTGTGGTTGACTATCTGCAACTTATGAGTCCTAACCAACGTGCCGATAATGAAACGGTAAAGATGAAGAACCTTTCACGAGAACTTAAACTAATGTCTATTAGCGAAGAAGTACCTATTATTGCTATCTCATCTGCTACCCCCGATGATGTAAAAGACTTAAGCACACCTCCAACACTTGGACAAACCGCATGGTCAAGACAGATATCTTATGATGCTGACTGGCTTCTAGCACTAGGTCGTGGAGTAAATAGCGATGTAATTGAGTGTGTATTTAGAAAAAACCGTAATGGTTTTATGGGTGACTTCTTAGTGCAGGTAGATTTTGACAAGGGTTATTACCGCTATAAGGATTTTGAAGATGGCAAGTAATCTATATAGCGAAGAACAGATTCGCAGAGTTATTAATGGCGCTGGCATTGACATAGAAGCAGAGTTTGGCAATGACTTTATTATTTATTGCCCATACCACAATAACAGCAGAACCCCTGCAGGTGAAGTAGCAAAAGATAGCGGACTGTTCTTTTGTTTTGGATGCCAGACAACTAAAAACCTTGAAGAGTTTGTTATGTTTATAACTGGTAGATCATATTTTGAAACTGCTCGCTATATTAAAAGCAAAGAGACAGAGACTAATATTGAAAACGTTGTTAACAAAACAATGTATGCTGCACCAGACTTTGTTCAATATGACGAACTGCTTATTAAAAGATTAAGCAAGCAAGCTTTAGAATCTCCAAGAGCAGTTAGATACTTTGAAGGAAGAAAGATTACAAAAGATTCTGTCCAAAAGTTTGACCTAGGCTACTCCGAAAAGCAAGATTCTGTAACCGTTCCAATGCACTCTCCAGATGGATTATGCCTTGGCTTTGTTGCAAGAACAGTTGAAGGAAAAGAGTTTAAGAACACCCCAGGATTACCAAAGAGTAAAATCTTGTTTAACTTGCACAGAGTTAAAACATCTAGTGTTGTATATGTAGTGGAATCATCTTTTGATGCTATTCGCTTAGACCAAGTAGGATTTCCAGCAGTTGCAACTCTGGGTGCAAATGTATCTGCATCACAAACTAAGTTGCTAGAGAAGTACTTCAATAATGTTGTACTGATTGCAGATAACGATGAGGCTGGAGCGATCATGAAAGACAAGTTAATTGAAAAACTTGGCTCTCTTATAACGGTAATTACAATCGATAAAAAATACAAAGACATAGGAGATATGGATGATGAAACTATTAAGCAATTAGAGTTTCAGTTTGACAAGTCTATATCCTCTATGCTAAACTAGAATATAGAGAAAATAGGTTAGGTATATTAATGGATAAAAATATGTTATTAGATTCAATAAAAGATACGGATACAATTTCGAATATCTTTATGCAAAACCCTGATAGATTTATGCCAATGTTAGATTTTGCACAAAATATTCTTAGGGAAAAATCTTATTTATCGCCAGCAGACAGAGAAATTATTGCAACTTTTACTTCTAGTCTAAATAAGTGTAAGTTTTGTACTGGCTCACATAAAGTTTTTGCAGAATCTGTCGGTGCAAACGCCACAGAGATAGATGATATTCTTAGTGATAACTATTCTTCACATAGATTAAAATCAATTTTGGACTATGTAAAGAAATTAACTCTAGATCCATCTTCTATTACAAGAGTAGATGTAGATGCAGTCATCAATGATGGATTTTCTGAAGATGAATTAAAAGATGCAATTGTTGTTTGTGCAGCATTTAATTTCTTCAATCGCCTTGTAGAGGGTCATGGAATACAAGAAAATTCTCAAACTTGGAATGAATCAGCAAAGATGATTTCTGAGTTTGGGTACAACCGAAAAAAAACACAACAAATATAAAAGGAGAAATATATGAGCGTAATAAAGGGACTCAAAAATATTAATGCCCTGCTCGACAAGCCAAAGTATGACGAAAACTCACCAAAGGTAAAGTGGCTAAAGCTTGCCGATGGTCAATCAGTAAAGATTCGCTTTATTGAAGAACTAGATGAAGACTCAGCCAATTATAATGAAGCTCGTGGTCTTGCTCTAGTTGTTAAGGAACACACTAATCCAAAGGACTATAAGCGTAAGGCTGTAGATACAATGGAAACAGAGGGCCGTGACTGGGCTGAAGAAATGCATCGCAAGGATCCAAAGGCTGGCTGGAGAGCACGTCTTCGTTTCTATTGCAACGTTCTTGTAGATGATGGAATAGAAGCACCATTTGTCGCAATCTGGTCAATGGGTATTAGCAAGCAATCATCATTTAATACAATCAAGGAATACGCTATGGAGACTGGCAGTATTTCAAATGTTGTTTGGAAGTTAAAGCGTAATGGTCAGGGAACTGAAACTAATTACACACTTATTCCATCAGCACCAGACAAAGAGCCATTTATTTGGGGAGACATTCAACCGTTTCCATTGGAATCAGCACTAAAGAAGATTCCATATGCAGAACAAGAAGCCTTTTATCTAGGCTTTGATGGTCCAACTACTACATCTGCAACAAATACAGACTGGTAGTAGATGAGTTACGTAGGCTTACACGTACATACCCACTACTCACTATTTGACGGCGTAGCAACTCCACAAGAGTATGTTGACCGTGCTAGTGCTTTAGGTATGCAGGCAATCGCAATCACAGACCACGGTACGTTATCTGGTCATCGTGAGATGTATCGCATGGCTAAAGAAAAAGGTATTAAGCCTATACTTGGCGTAGAAGGATATTTTTGTGTTGATAGATTTGATAAGAGGCCGAAGGCAGAACGCACAGAGCCAACAGATTTAATCTATAATCACATTATCCTTCTCGCTAAGAACCAACTTGGATTAGAAAACCTAAATAAGATTAATGAGATCGCCTGGACTGAAGGATATTTTAATAAACCACGCTTTGATTTTGAAGTTCTTGAAAAGTATAGCGAAGGGCTTATTGTTTTATCTGGATGCTTAAATGGTATTATTTTAAAAGCATTAGAGCATGGCGAGTATGCCCAGGCTAAAAAACATATTCAATGGTTTCAACGTGTCTTTGCAGATGATTTTTATATGGAACTAATGCCACATAATGGATCTGAAATTAATAAACAACTTGAAGAGCTTGCAGATGAATTTAAAGTTCAAACAGTTGTAACACCAGATTGTCACCATGTTGATGAATCACAAAAAGAGATTCAAGAGTTTAAGTTGCTTATGAACTCTCATGCCAAAGTGCAAAAAGATACTACATACGAAAAATCAAAAAAGCAAGATGGAATGATGAAGCGTCTTGACTATTTGTATGGAGAAGATCGCCAAATGTCATTTAATAAATTTGATATCCACCTATTGTCTTATGATGAAATGAAGCAAGTCATGGAATCGCAGGGAATAGTAAGAGAAGACATGTATATCAACTCCATTGCTATTGCCGATAAGGTAGAAGACTATGACATTAAAGATGGCCTGAACCTTTTGCCAGTACAGTATAAAAATCCAGATAAAGAACTTAAAGCACTTGCTCTTGAAGGTTTAAAGACTCGTGGTTTGGATGGAAATCAAGAATACCTAGATCGTCTTAATGAAGAACTAGAGATTATTAAAAACAAAAATTTTGGTCCATACTTCCTTGTTGTACAAAACATGATTGCTTGGGCAAAAAAAGAGGGCATTCTTGTGGGTCCAGGTCGTGGATCATCTGCAGGTTCACTTTTATGCTACGCACTTAGAATTACAGACATTGATCCAATAAAATATGGACTACTGTTTTTCCGATTTATCAACCCAGAGCGTAATGACTTTCCCGATATCGATACAGATATTCAAGATACTCGTCGTGAAGAAGTAAAAGATTATTTAGTTAGACAGTACCGACATGTTGCTTCTATTGCTACCTTTTTAGAGTTTACTGGAAAAGGTATTGTCCGTGATGTTTCACGAGTGCTAAACATTCCTTTATCTGATGTAAACAAAGTATTAAAAACTGTAGATACTTGGGATGATTTTTGTAGTTCAAAATCAACAAGAGAATTTCGTGAGAAATATCCAGAGGTAGAAGTTTATGGAGAACAATTACGTGGACGTATTCGTGGTACTGGCATTCACGCTGCTGGTGTGGTTACTGCAAAAGAGCCAATATTTAGACATGCCCCAATGGAAACAAGATCTTCTACTGGTAGTGATGAGCGTATTCCTGTTGTTGGTGTGGACATGGAAGAAGCTGAACGTATTGGCTTAATTAAGATTGATGCTTTGGGTCTTAAGACTCTTAGCGTACTTAAAGACACTATTGATATGGTTAAAGAAAATCACTATGTAGATATTGATTTATTATCTATTAATATGGATGATAAAGATGTTTATGAAATGCTTTCTAGTGGATACACCAAGGGTGTGTTTCAGTGTGAAGCAACACCATACACAAATCTTTTAATTAAGATGGGTGTAAAAAATCTTAATGAACTTGCTGCGTCAAATGCTTTGGTTCGTCCAGGAGCAGCAAACACAATCGGTAAAGATTATATTGACCGCAAGCATGGTCGGCAAAATATCAACTATCTTCACCAAATCTTAAAACCATTTACGGAGGATACTTATGGTTGCATTCTTTACCAGGAACAAGTTATGCAGGCATGCGTACAACTTGGCGGTATGTCCATGTCGGAAGCAGATAAAGTTAGAAAGATCATTGGCAAGAAAAAAGATGCTAAAGAGTTTAATGAGTTCCAGGATCGTTTCATTAGTGGTGCTAGTAAGTATATCGCCCCTAATGATGCTCTGGATCTTTGGCATGATTTTGAAGCGCATGCTGGGTATTCGTTCAACAAATCCCACGCCGTTGCTTACAGTACTCTCTCGTATTGGACAGCGTGGCTCAAATACCACTACCCGCTAGAGTTTATGTTTGCACTATTAAAAAATGAAAAAGATAAAGATGGAAGAACGGAATATCTTATTGAGGCAAAAAGAATGGGTATCAGCATTAAACTACCTCACATTAACGATTCGGATAAAGATTTTAAAATTGAGGGTAAGGGTATTCGGTTTGGACTCAGTGCTATTAAGTTCATATCTGACACGATTGCAGAAAGATATATTGCAGCACGGCCTTTTAAGTCTTACAAAGAACTTGAAGAGTTTACATTCACAAAAGGAAACGGAGTAAACTCTCGTGCTCTACAAGCGTTAAGAGTTGTTGGTGCAGCAACCTTCTCTGATCATCCACGCAATGATGATGAGATTAAAGAGCATCTCTATGAATACCTAAACCTTCCAGAATTTAATATTACTATTCCTTCACACTACTATGCATTTATTAGTGATGCAGAAAGTTTTGAAGAAAAAGGATCTTTTATTCTTATGGGTATGATAAAATCAATTAAAAGGGGAACTGGATGGTCGAGAGTTGAAATTTTGGACAAAACTGGGAGCGTCGGTATATTTGATGATGAAGGTACCGATATTGAGACTGGTCGTACTTATCTTATTCTTGCAAGTGACAATAGGATTGTATCTACAATACCTGTTGATGAGATAAAAGGATCAGATAAGGCACTCATAAAGTTTTTAAGTTATAGACAACTTCCGTATACAGAAGAAGAAATGTTTGTTGTATCTTTTAAACCAAGAGTTACTAAGGCTGGTAAAAAAATGGCAACCTTAACCTTAGCAGACATAAGTAGAGACCTTCACACTGTTACAGTTTTCCCAACTGCTTTTCCAAAAGCATATATGAAAATTGAAGAAGGCAAAGCATACAAGTTTAGTTTTGGAAAAACAAAAGATGGAACAATAACACTGGAGGATATAAATGCTTGACGATATGGCAGTAGAACTACACAAGAATGCAATTGAAAAAGGTTTTTGGCCTGAGCCAGATGCTGTAGATGATATTTTTGTTGCAAAGCAATGTATGATGATTGTTTCTGAAGTAACTGAGGTTATGGAAGCAATTCGTAAAGATAAGGGTGAAGAAGAAATCACTAAAGAGTTTGCAGATATTATAATTCGTACACTAGATTTGTATGCTGGAGTGGTAGAAGCAGGATACACAAGGCTATCACTTGATCATGCGCTAAGCGAAAAGGTAGAGTTTAATAAAACTCGTCCAGAAAAACACGGGGTACGATTTTAATGTCAGTAACAATGGAAGAAGTATTAGCACAACTTAACCCTAAGTTGCGTAAGACTATTATGGTTGGAGACTCAGTTCCTCCAACAGAGTATGCAGAAACACCAAGTTTTGGTTTAAACCGTGCTTTGGCAGGTGGACTTCCATATGGTAGACAGGTGTTGGTTTGGGGTTCAAAGTCTTCTGCAAAGTCCTCTCTATGCCTTCAGATGATAGGTCTAGCACAGAAGGAAGGAAAGATCTGTGCATGGATTGATGCTGAAATGTCATACGATAAGGTTTGGGCAGAACGCCTTGGCGTAGACTCATCTAAACTCATTTACTCACAGGCTCGTACTATTAATGAGATGGTCGATGTTGGAACTAATCTAATTAATGCTGGTGTTGATATTGTTGTTGTTGACTCAATTACATCTTTACTTCCCGCAATTTATTTTGAAAAAGATTCTGATGAACTTAAGCAATTAGAAAATACAAAGCAAATTGGTGCTGAGTCTCGTGACTTTAGCAATGCTTGGAAGATGATTAACTATTCTAACAATAAGGTTAAGCCAACGCTATTTGTTCTTATTTCACAATCAAGAAACAATATTAGCGCAATGTATACAAGCCAGCAACCAACAGGTGGGCAGGCTACCAAGTTTTATTCGTCAACAGTTATTAAATTGTTTTCATCAGAATCAGATAATCAAGCAATCAAAGGCAAGATTAAGATTGGTGATAAGTTGATTGAAGAAAAGGTTGGAAGAAAGATTCGTTGGGAACTGCAGTTCTCTAAGACTTCTCCAGGGTTTCAATCAGGCGAATATGATTTTTATTTTAGAGGGGATGAAGTGGGGATAGATTCTATTGGAGATTTAGTTGACACCGCAGAGTCTGCAGGACTAGTAAATAGAACAGGCGCATGGTATCAGCTTGAAGATGGGACAAAAGTACAAGGACGTGATGGATTTATTGCTCGTGTAAAAGAAGATCTTAATCTCCAGGAATCCTTAAAGAAGAAATTATCTGATGGCTGATTTTAAAATATTTCCTGGCAAATTTCCATGTAAAAAGTGTCACGAAGAGGTTTTGTCTTTAAGGTTTTGGCTAGAAAGTGGGGATGCAACCTGGATGTGTACAAATAAGCACATATCAAAGGTTAACTTAATGCCTCAAAAGAAAAAGAAGGCAGACTTTAAAAGTGAGTGAAAGATCAGAATCTAAAAGGCTTGGAGCCAAGCAGCATAAGAACTCTGGTAGAAATAATACCAAAGGAGATGCCTCCTGGAATAACTTTGTTTTAGATTTTAAAGAATGCTCAAAATCTTTTACTTTAAATCAAGATGTGTGGGCAAAAGTAGTTACGGATGCGCTAAAAAAAAGTATGGATCCAGCACTTGTTATTGTTTTGGGCGAGGGTACACAGAAAGTACGACTTGCTATAATTGAATTAGATATGTTAGAACAACTAGTAGAGGGGGAATAAAATGACGGAAACAGGTCCACAGCATACAACATTAGATATGGTTAATGGTTTGGCAGAGATTGCCGACTTTATGGAAGATGAAGAGTTAACTACAGCACTCACAATGATTGCTAAGTTAATTATTAAACCAGATATTCCCATGCCAGTTGCAGCAATAGAAATTGTTAGACTTCAGGCAATTGCAGGAAAGTTAGCACTAAAAGCTACTTGGATGGCAAATGTTGATAAAAATAATCGGGCAAAGAAAAACATATATTACACAGCAGCAGAAGCAGTTAACAACTTGGTATCAGCACTTAAATACATCATGCGCTAACCTGGTATACTTATATAAAACAAAGGAATATAATGACTAAGAATTTATTGCATGAAGTAATGATAAAAAGTGTCTCTAGGAAAAATAACATCCTAGACTCAGATGCCCTAATCGAGAAAATCCGATCTGGCTATGTTGTCAATCGTGGTCCAAAATTTACAACAAAGAAAACATTTGCTCCATCTACCATTGCATACTCTCATGGAGAATGCCCAAGATATTGGTATTTAGCATTTGATGGACAAACATTTGAGGATAATGCAGATGCCTACGGTGCTGCTAATATGACTGCGGGAACTCTTTCCCATGCTAGAATTCAGGATGCAATGATAGGTGCTGGCATTGTAAAGGTTTATAAAGACGATGAGGGTAATCCAACTACAGAATTTAAGATTCGTTATGATGATCCTCCCATTTTTGGTTACGGAGACGTAATGCTTGATTGGGAAGGTGAAGAGATTGTTGGAGAAATTAAGACAATGCTTAACGAGGGGTTTGAATATCGCAAGAATTCAATGAAGCCAAAAACAGGCCACCTTATTCAATTACTTATTTACATGAAGATTTTAGGAAAGAAGAAGGGCGTTCTTATTTATGAAAATAAAAACAATCACGAACTTCTTATCCTTCCAGTAGAAGTTGATGATAACTATCGTCAGTGGATTGATAACGCCTTCCAGTGGATGCGTGAAGTACGCCAAGCTTGGGTTGACAGAACTCTCCCAACAAAAAACTATCGCTCTAATTCTAAGATTTGTAAGACTTGTCCAATTCAGAAAGCGTGTTCAGATGCTGGAGATGGAACAATTAAGATTAAATCAATGGAGAAGTTAGTTGAAACTTTGTAATAAGTGTGATACATACTTCACGCCAAAAGTGTCTTATCAGATTTACTGTAGTGAAATGTGTAGAGATGATGCCACAAGAGAAAAAATTGCAGAACGGTATCAAATTACTCGTAGACAAAAAAGAGTTGGCAAAATAAGAAAATGCTTAGGTGGTTGTGATGTTGATCTTTCAATCTACAACGACTCTGGATTTTGTTCTAATTGTAATATTAGTAAAAAGGCAGTTGACAAAATGTTAAAAGAATTAAAGGGGTTTATAGACTATGAGCAAGAATAAATGGGGGTATTCTGTTCAGCCAAACACTATTTGTGCAATTGATGCCAGTACTAATAGTCTTGCCTTTGCTATATTTAATACTAAGCAGGAGTCATTAATTGCTGTTGGAAAAATATATTTTGAAGGTAATAATACATATGAAAAAGTTATGGATGCTGGTAAAAAAGTAAAAGCATTTCTTGATTTTTATAATGGATTCGAATCAATAATTATTGAACATACAGTATTTATGAATAGTCCTAAAACCGCTGCAGATCTTGCTTTAGTTCAGGGAGCAATTCTGGGAGCAGCAGGCCAATCTGGAACTAAGGTAATTGGAAAAGTGTCACCAATAACTTGGCAAAATTATATAGGTAATAAAAAAATTTCCAAAGATGAGCAACTATTTATTCGTTCTCAAAATCCTGGAAAATCAGTTTCTTGGTATAAGGCTTATGAAAGAATGTTGCGTAAAGAAAGAACTATTAAATTTATTAATACAATTTATGATAAAACTATTACAGATAATGATGTTGCAGATGCTTGTGGTATTGGGCACTGGGCATTAAAAAATTGGGATAAAGCGATAGGGGTTGATAAATAGTATTATGTCTGCTAAACTATATACAAGTGAGTCTTGGCTTCGTAAGAGATACCTTATGGATAAAAAAACTCCACAAGATATTGCAAAAGAGTGTGGAACAAGCGTAGAAACCATCTACGTATATCTAGCAAAATTTAATTTAAGGAAAAGTAAAAGATGAAAAAATTTGAAAAGATTTTAATAGCCACAGCAGTTATAGGCATGGTTGGTTTTTCATTTGCTATTTCTATGCTAAAGGGTTTGCCAGAGGTATTTGATTGGGAAGATGAAGAAGATGAGCAATAATCTAAACATTACGGTTGACCAAGTAAATCATCCACAGCATTACACAACAGACCCTTCTGGAGTTGAGTGTATTCAGATTACTCGCCACCGCAATTTTAACATTGGTAATGCTTTTAAGTACCTTTGGAGAGCGGGACTTAAAGATGAATCAAAGACCATTCAGGATCTTGAGAAAGCTATTTTTTATATTAAAGATGAAATCAATAGGCTAGAGGGAAAGTATGTCAACTGAAGAAGAGTTAGTTAAGCATCTTGACGTTATGAATGACGTTGTTGGAGAATATCTAAAAGGTAGTGATCCAACACAAATCTCAAAAGAATTAGCAATTCCAAGAGTTCGTGTAGTTGCATACATTGATGAATGGAAAGAAAAAACTTCTAACAATACCGCTATCCGTGCCCGTGCTAAGGATGCACTTGCTGGTGCTGATGCACACTACAGCAAACTTATTTTAAAATCTTACGAGGTTATTGATGAAGCCTCTATGACCAATAACCTTAGTGCTAAGACTTCGGCAATTAAGCTTGTTATGGATATTGAATCTAAAAGAATTGATATGCTTCAAAAGGCTGGCCTTCTTGAAAATAAAGAGTTAGCCGAAGAGATGGTTGAGATTGAAAAACGACAAGAGGTTCTTGTTGGGATTCTTCGTGATATTGCATCTGAGCATCCAGAAGTCAGAGATATTATTATGAAACGGCTTTCTGCTATTGCAAAAGAAGGCGAGGTAATTACAGTTGTCCACGATGTTTAATGATTTTATTGAAGTATTAAAAAACAATAACTTTGAGGAAATGCCTGTAGATGCAAAAACTTTTGTTGAGGGAGAGCACTATCTTGCACAGCCACCACTTTCGGATATTCAATACGACATTGTTGAAGCAATGAGTCAAATTTATAGAATTGAAGATGTTATAGATATTCTTGGTCCTGAAAAAGGAAGCCAATACTATAAAAAATATACAAAGAATGAAATAATTTTGCAACTTGGCAAGGGATCTGGAAAAGATTTTACATCAACAGTAGCCTGTGCATACATAGTATACAAGCTTCTATGTCTTAAAGATCCAGCAAGATACTTTGGAAAACCTTCTGGTGATGCTATTGACATTATTAACGTTGCTATTAACGCTCAGCAGGCTAAGAACGTTTTCTTTAAAGGTTTTAAAACTAAAATTGAAAAGTCTGAATGGTTTGCAGGAAAATATAATGCAAAAGCCGAAAGCATTGAGTTTGATAAAGGTATTACAGTTTATTCTGGTCACTCAGAGCGTGAATCACATGAGGGACTTAACCTTATCCTTGCAGTACTTGATGAGATCTCTGGCTTTGCAAATGAAGTCGGTACGGGCAATGACCAAGGAAAGACTGCAGATAATATTTATAAAGCCTTCCGTGCTTCCGTAGACTCTCGTTTCCCTGACCTTGGTAAGGTTGCATTGCTTTCATTTCCAAGATACCCTGGAGACTTTATTTCACAAAAATATGAAGCAGCCATTATGGAAAAAGAAACAATTACATACAACCATAGGTTTGTAATGAATCCAGATTTTCCAGACGACCTAGAAGGAAATCATTTAGATATTTCCTGGGATGAAGATCAAATTACATCATACAAGTACCCTGGAGTATTTGCATTAAAGAGACCTACCTGGGTAGTCAATCCTACTCGCAAGATAGATGACTTTAGGCTTGCATTCTTTACAGATATGGGTGATGCAATGCAGCGTTTTGCTTGTGTACCAACTTTTGCTTCTGATGCATTTTTTAAACAAAAAGATAAACTTGAAAAATGTATGACGCTTAGAAACCCAATTGATAATAATAAAAGGTTTGACGAATCATTTAAGCCAGATCCAGACAAGGTATACTTTGTTCACGCTGACCTTGCACAAAAACACGATAAGTGTGCTGTTGCAATTGCCCATGTTGATAAGTGGGTCAATCTTCAGGTTGTTAAAGATTATGAACAGGTTGCGCCTATCATTATTGTAGATGCCGTCGTATGGTGGGAACCAAAGGTTGAAGGTCCAGTAAACCTTTCAGATGTAAAGCAATGGATTCAAAACCTTCGTAGACAAGGTTTTAATATTGGTATGGTTACATTTGACCGTTGGCAATCATTTGATATTCAACAAGAACTTCAAGCCGTAGGAATCAGAACTGACACTGTTTCTGTTGGTAAGAAGCACTATGAAGACCTTGCAATGATGATCTATGAAGAGCGTGTTGCTATGCCCTATATACCTTTATTGCTTGACGAAATGTCTGAACTTAAAATTATTAATGACAAGAAGGTAGACCACCCACGCAAAAAATCTAAAGATTTGTCAGATGCCGTAACGGGTGCGGTATTTGGTGCATTATCCCATACTCCAAAAAATCCTAATATAGAGATAGATATACACACTTGGTCTACTTCTGCATCTCAATTTGCAAAGGAACAGAGGAATATGGTAGAATTAGAACCTAAGCCAATGACGGACGATGTTCGTGATTACTTAGATAGATTAAACCTATTATAAGAATTCTGATTAAATAATCAGATATACACAAACAAGGAGAAAGATGAATTCATTTAAGAAAATTGCTTTAGGACTTGCTGCAGCTATGTCCTTTGGCGTACTCTCAGCACTTCCGACAAGTGCTGCTGTAAATGCACCAACTCTAACCATTGATTCAGCAACAGACGCTGTTACCTCTGGTGAGTCTGCAACAGCAGTAGTTACACTGTCATTTATTTCAGAAACATCAGCAGATACTGCAACAGTAATCTCTGCTATGTTTTCACAACCAACGGGATCAGCAAAGTCTGCAACCTTATCACTTCTAGAAACATCAACAGCCTCAGTAATAATTGCAGGTAATAATGTTTCAGCAAATGTTAACTCAACAGTTAATACTCCAACATATGTAACAGCAAAGTTTAAGGTTACACTAGATGCACCAAGCGTTGCAGGTACATATGAGGCTAAGATTTTAACAACTAGCCCAGTAAATGGACCAACAGTTTCTTGGACAGTTACAGTTAAGGCAGCAGATCTAACACCTGCAGCAGCAACTACAACATCAGTTCTTAATAAGGGTGAAGTTACAACAGCAACAGCAGACGATGCTGTATATGCTCCAAAGGCTACAGCAACAGATGCAGCAGCGGTAATCGTTGTTACACCTAAGAATGCAGCAGGCGGATCAGCAACTGAGTCAATTCTTGCAACAGTCTCAGGTTCTGGACTTATCGGCTATGGCACAAATGCTACAACAATGTCTGCAACAGGTCGTGCATTGGTAATTCCTACAGGAAACTACATTGGCGTATTTGCTGACGGTACAGCAGGAGTATCAACAATTACTCTTACAACACTTACAGGTACAGTCCTTGCAACAGAGAAAGTAACATTCTACGGAGACATTGCTTCAGTTGTAGCAACTCCAATTAAGTCTGTTATCGCAGTAGGTGCAAACACATCAACAGTTAAGGCAGTTGCATATGATGCACTAGGCGTTGTCGTTGGCGCAGGAACACTTAATGCTTATTCAAGCGATATAGCAGTTGTGTCTGATTCAGGTACAGCAGCAACAATCGTAAATGGGGAAGCAGTATTTACCCTTACAGGTGTTAAGGCTGGCGGAGTAGCAGTTACAGTTAAGTCTGGAACAATCTCATCTGCACCAGTTTCTACTCGTGTGGAAGCAGCAGTCGCAACTGTCAAGTTGTCATTTGATAAGGCAGTTTACTTGCCAGGAGAAGCAGCAACAATTACTGTACAGGCTCTTGATGCAGCAGGTCTTCCAGTATCTGGTAAGACTCACGCAAACCTTTTTGCAGTAGGAGGAATCACTTCTAACTACGCATTTGGTGGATCATCAGATGTTCTTACAGCAACATCAATTACAACAGATACATCAACAGCAAAGTCATACAAGGTTTTCATGCCTCTGGTTGAAAATGATGTAACAATTTCAGCAACTGGTGGATCATCTCTTCCTCTTGCTGGACAAGTTGTAGTAACAGCAACAGCAGAAGTTTCTAATGCAGCAAACAAAGCTGCAGTCAAGGCTTCTGAGGATGCAGCAAAGGCAGCACAGGCTGCTACAGATGCAGCAATTGAAGCTTCAAAGGCAGCAGAAGCAGCAACTGTACAAGCACAAGCAGCAGTAGATGCAGTCGCAGCGCTTTCTACACAAGTTGCTACATTAATTGCTTCACTTAGAAAGCAAATCACAGCGCTAACTTCTTTAGTCGTAAAGATTCAGAAGAAGGTCCGTGCTTAATTAATCCAACAATTAGGGGAGTCAGGAAACTGGCTCCCTTTTTTGTTACATAAAATGATATAATAGGGTTATCAAACATCTTGGAAAGGGTGTGACCCAACATTAAATCTTTCCTGCTAAAGAGTGGTTTGGTGGGACTATTAGTGGTTTTGTGGCTTATCCTAGCCCCCGTTGACCATGCCCGTGCAACAGAAGAAGTAACATCTCAAGTCTCTTCATCAGACACCGCAACAGCAACAATTTCTGCAGGATCAACAGTAACAATTGAAAGCGCAACAGCCATAATTGAGGTAGCACAGGCTACAATAACTCAGGCTGAAACTGCAACGGCAGTCATAGAAACCCAAGCAACAGCCATTACAAGCCCTACAGAGACTATCACAGCCACTATCACACAGGCTCAGACCTCTATTACTCAGGCTCAGACAGTAGTAGATAGTGCTACTGTGGCTGTTAATAATGTTATTTCTACTCAAAATTCCCTGGCCCAAGCGGTAGAAACACAGACCGCAAGATCACAAACGGTAGTATCAGAATCAGCAACAGTCCTATCTTTGACAGATAGTATGACAGTTCTTAATGGACAAATAGATAGCCAAACAGTGCTTGTTACAGCCGACAGTGCTACAGTACTTGCTCGCCAAGGAGATGTTACGCTAGTTCAAAACCAGATTAGGCTAGAAAATGCTGGAAATCCACAGACTACAAATCTTCCAAAAGACGATGATCAAGCATTTATAATGACATTGCCATATGCCATTCGTCATGGAGATCAAACATATACAGATGTTTATATTGCTACAAATGGCTTAATATCCTTTGGTGTTCCTCAAGGTTGGGGTGGAAATGCTCCAGCAGTTTATATTAACTTCCGTGACTGGTGGAATGTTGATTCAGATACCTATGTTAGATATTCAACAACAATTAACTCATTATTGGTTGAGTGGAATGTTGTTCCTTTTGGAACTAGATCAAACAACACATCAAAGACACAATTAACATTTGATGCTGATGTTAACCCTATTACTGGAGAATGGATTGCAGATATTACATCAACTGGTATGCCAGGAAATGATACAAATAATCCAGTTCAAGTTAATAAGATTGTGAATAATCAACTTCAGTCATCAACTGTTCCAATAACAGTTCAACAAAATTCTGGTAATACATTTAATTTTACGGCTAACATAACTAATCCTAACTATACTGCTTATGTCCCTGCCCCACCAAACAGTAATCTTGCAGCACAACTTGTAACTGCACAATCTAATTTATCTTCTGCCCAATTAGCATTAACAGCAGCACAGGTAGTCCTTGCTGGATTAATGTCAAATAAAACTTCCCTGCAATCAGAAATTTCTGCAGCCCAACAAGACTTGCAGACTGCACAAAATAATTTAAATACTGCAAACCAACAAGTTATTTATTGGCAGGGACAGGTGAATACTGCAAAGTCACAACTAGATTCAGCAGTAAACCTTGTAACGCAAGCAGTTAGTGCAATGGGATCAGCCGTAAATGCTGCTGACTCAATTGTAGATGCAACCCTTGCTGCAGAAGAATCAGTTAGGCAAGCAGCAGCCAGAGCAGAAGCAGAAAGACAAGCAGCCATAGCAGCAGAAAATGCTAGAGCAGCAGAGGCTGCAGCAGCCCAAGCAGCAGCAGAAGCAAAGGCTGCAGAGGAAGCGGCTGCACAAGCAGAAGCGGATAGAATTGCTGCAGAAGAAGAAGCAGCACAGGCACAAGCAGATGCTGAAAAAGCAGAGGCTGATCGTATAGCAGCAGAAGAAGAAGCAGCTAAAGCACAAGCAGAAGCAGAAGCAAAGGCGGAAGAAGAAGCAATTGCAGAAGCAGAAAGATTAGAGGCTGAAGCAGAAGCAGCAAGACAAGCGGAATTAGATGCAATTGCGGAGGCAGAGGCTAAGGAAGCGGAAGCAGAGGCTGCAAGACAAGCAGAAGAAGATGCTAAAGCAGAAGCGGAAGCAAAAGAAAAAGAATTAGAAGCAGCAAAGGCTGAAGAAGAAAAAGCACAGGCAGAAGAAGCAGCAGCAAAAGCAGAAGAAGAAGAATTAAAAGAAATACTTGAAGAGGCAAAAGACGGTAAAGAATTAACTGAAGAACAGAAAGAAGTTCTTGTTGAGGCGCTACTTGAAGATCTCAAGCCTGGAGAATCAATATCAGCAGCACAGGTACAGGCATCTGGAGTTTCATATGCAGATCTTCCACCTGAAACACCAATTAAGGTTCGTACAGATGAAAATGGAAATGCATTAGTTATTACAGCAGAAGTTGCTGCAAATATTGAATTAGTTCAAGATGCAGGAGCTTTATTAACAGCAGCATTTACTGATCCAGGAGCAGCATTAGCGGCACTAGGAAGTATTGGTGCAGACATGACTGAAGCAGAAAGAGAAGAAGCAACAGATATGGTTGTGGCAACAGTTGTCGCAGCAGGTGCTGCAATTAATGCTGCAGCAGTTGCTGCAGGCGGAGGCGGCAGCACAGGTGGCGGAGGAAGTTCTGGTGGAGGCTCAGGAAGCAATTCACCAGGTTCAAGAGGAGGAAGAAGATGGTAAGAATAATTAAAAACATAATAAAAGATCTAATAGACCAAGCGTGGACTCTCCTTGGAATGTTTATTGCTTGGGTAGTTTTGGACGGAAGTGCAAAGACTATAGTGGGATATGGAATTATGGCCACTACTACTTTGTGGATACTAACTAGTCCTATTAGAAATAGAGAGGAGTAAACATGAACAGTATCACAAACATTTGGAATATTCTCATGCGTATTGTTGCGGTATTTGCAGCAAATGCATTAGCAGTAATCGGTGCAGGTGCAATTGCAGGAATCTCAGTAGCAAAGGCTATGACAGTTGCTGGACTTAGCGCAGTAGCAGTTGTTGTTGAAAAGTTGGCTCGTGCATTTATGGATGACGGCAGACTTACAAGAGATGAAATTAACGCAGCATTTTCTACCACAGATAAAAATGCAGTAACTGTGCAAGATGAAGCAGTTGAAAAACGCAGAAAAACATCAAAGACAGCCTAATTAAGCATATTTGACCTTGTTTGACAGCCCCTTCCAGGCAATGGTATACTTGAGTATATCGCTTTGGGAGGGGTTTCTGCATGACTTGTATTGCAGTAGTTCGTGATGACGTAAATAATAAAATCTATATGGCTGGAGATCGTGGTGCATCTGATGATGGCACTATACTTGCTCTTGATGCCCCAAAAGTTTGGAAGATTGGTCCCTATCTCATTGGTTATGCGGGATCAATGGATGGCGAAAGAATTAGATACAACTTTCATCCAACTGCTCCAAATATTAAAGACACAGATAAGTTTATGCAGACTAAGTTTATTAAAGAACTTAAAGAATTTTATAATGATTTTTGGGTAGACACTTCTAAAGATGGCGATCTTGGTTTAATTATTTGTGTTCGTGGTCAAATCTATGAGCATAGTTCTGCCGATATGTCTTTATCTAAATACACACTTCCATATCTTGCAATGGGTTCTGGTGCAGAGTATGCCTACGGAGTTTTATATGCAACTGATAAGCAAAAAAATGCAAGGAATAGAGTTGCACAAGCAGTTAATGCTGCAATTAAATTTAATCCTTCATGTATGGGACCAGTTGACATAGTTAGCCTTTAGGGATATAATTATAATATGCACAACGAAAACGAAGTTGAAGATGCTGAATTTATAATTTGGCTAGAAAATGGAATTGAGCGGGGATGGATTTCAGACCCGTATTGCAATACTCATGATGGTGGATATGAATATATGAGTGAAGAAGAAATTAAAGAGTGGGATGACGGTGGCGACCCATGTTGTCATGTAGTCCGTCTAATAGTATAAGGAGAAAAATGAAAAAAGTAGCAGTGGGATTCGTAGCAGTAATATTTTCAACAATGTTCTTAATGCCTTCCGAAGCAGCAACTCCAAAGGCTTTAGTAATCATTGATTCGTACTTTGATTCAAAAGTATACAATGCAGATGTGGTTTGTATTACACTTCAAAATACATCATGTACAGATGTTGTGACAGTAACAAGTACATCACTTTCAAGTGAAATTAATCATGGAAATGCCATGGCTGAGGTTGCCAAGAAGCAAAATCAATCACTATCAATTATTTTATTGAGAGCAACAACTCCATCATCAAAAACTGTTAATCCAGTAAATGCTGGAAACTTTATTGATGCTCTAAACTGGGTAAATGCAAACTCTTCAAAGGTTGGCGCAGTTTCAGTATCAAGATATTTTAATGGAACCAAACCGTGTTCTCCAGCAGCCGTAAACACTGCTGGCGTGTATGGTGGAGTTGCCAAGGCTGATAAGACTATTCGTACCTTAATTTCTATGCTAAATTCAAAGGGGATTCCAGTATTTGTTTCAACTGGTAACAAGATGGGTACAAAGATTGACTATCCTGCATGCATTCCAGATGTAGTTTCTGTCAGTACTGGCGGAAAAAATGCACAAGGAACTATCGTTAGTGTTAATGCATTTGATAATGATACTGACTATTTTGCTTCATCTGAACTCAATAATTATGATTCAAGTGTTTTTGGGTTAATCCCACAAACAACTTCATCGGCTACCGCAGCAGTTGCTGCTCAGTGGCTAACAGTTGGAAATCTTTCAGACAAGGTTGTTCTAGTTAAAAAGTAGTAGGTTTTGGTCTGTAGCTCAGTTGGTAGAGCGTCGCACTGTTAATGCGAATGTCGCAGGATCGTGACCTGCCAGACCAGCAATGCGGATATTGCATAGTGATAGTGCGTAACCTTGCCAAGGTTAACGTGTGGGTTTGATTCCCGCTATCCGCTCCAGAATATGATATAATAAATATGTACTGCCTACGGGGGTACACTAACTTATTCGCTTGAAAGGGGAATAAAATGGTAACACAGTTCGCAATGGATCTATTCAATGATCCTTTTTTTATTGGTTTTAATAGAGAATTAAGCCGTCTAAATACCGCACATAAAGTAAATTCGCAATCATATCCTCCTTATGATCTTCTTAAGCTAGATGAAGATACATACAGAATTACTCTTGCTATTGCAGGATTTACAAAGGAAGATATTGATCTATCAGTAGATAGTGGAACTCTTGTAATTAAGGGTGAAATCACAGAAGTAATAGATGCTGAGGTAGTCCACAAAGGTATCGCTGGTCGTAAATTTGTACGATCATTTGCTCTTGGAGAATACATGGAAGTAACTGGTGCCGAAATGAAGGATGGTATGCTACATATTAGTATAGATCGTATTATTCCTGAAGATAAAAAGCCTAAACAGATTGTAATTAACTAGTATATAGGCTATAATTGATATACGGTCCTAAGCATGACTATAAACTGCTTTTCTAATTAGGAGGAAAAATGGCAGTAAAAGGTTCAGTAGAGGCAATCGTTGAGGTTGCAAAAAAAGAACTAGGGACAATAGAAGGCCCTAAAGATAATGAAACAAAGTATGGGGCATGGATGAAGGTTAACTTTCAACCTTGGTGCCAATCATTTGTTTCTTGGTGTGCATACACAGCAGGTGTAGCAAAGTTTCCAAAATCTGCATCAACAGTGGCAGCATCAGATCAGTTTAAAAAAGAGGGTCGTTGGTCAGATGCCCGCAATGATGACCCAACACCAGGAGACTGGATCTATTTTGATTTTCCAGATGATGGGGTAAATAGAATTTCTCACGTTGGTCTATGTATCAAGAATAATGGTGATGGAACTATTCAGGTTATTGAAGGAAACACTTCAGGAACTGCAAAAGGGGACCAACGCAACGGCGGAATGTGCGTAGAGAAAACTCGTGGCTATGTAAAGAACAATAAGAAGAAATTACTTAATGCTGTAGTTGGTTGGGGCCGTCCAGTGTATGCTGGAGAACAAAATCTTCCGTTACTTTCAAAAGTTGGTTCATCTAATGTTCCAACTAAAAGTAGCACACCTTCAAGAGAACTAGATGAAGCATCAAATCCAACAAACATCTATGCTCAAGTAGAAGAGAATTCTGCTACTTATACCAGCACTGCTGATGTATCCCGTAAAGCTCTTAAAGCAAAAAAGGCAAAGTAAATGGAATCAACCAAAAGAACTTTGCTAAAAACAGCAAGTTGGGAAACATTTCACCTTGTTGGTGTTGCGGGAGTAATATATCTATTTACTGGTGAATGGGAGTATGCAAGCCTTGGTGCTCTTATCTACATTGGCTGGGAAGCGCTTGGATATTTTCTACATGAAAGAGTCTGGGCAAAGTTTGGAAATAAAGTAAAGTAATATGCCAGCCTACGAATATATATGTGAGTCTTGCAATAAAGATTATACAAAGGTTCGTAGTATAAAAGATAACGATCCAGGGTATGATTGTGAAACTTGCAATCTACCACTGGTTCGTGTATACTCTAATGTAGGAGCAGTTTTCAATGGTAGTGGCTTTTATAGCACTGATAATAGAAAGAAGTAGTATACTTTGAATACAATGATTACTGAAACAGTTACAGAAAAAGAGTGGATTCTTGGAGCAACAGATCGTTGTGATTCTTGTGCAGCAGAGGCATTGGTCAAGGTAACAGGATCTCTAGGCGAACTTTTATTTTGTGGCCATCACTATAATAAAATTATGGATAATCCAGAAGGATATAAAAAAATGATGGGATTTGCTTTAATAATTCTTGATGAAAGAGAAAAGTTACAGTAAATGCTAAAGTTCCATCACATGTGGAGAGGAAAACCTTTGAGCGCAAATGCTCTTAGAGATCTTTCCATTGATTTAGAGCAGGCTGGATATGATTCAGTTCTTCTTACCTTTCATTCTGAGTCTCCAGACTATCTTATAAAGTCTGCTGCTGCACTTATCCCAGGAAATAAGCTAAAATATATGATTGCACTAAGGCCATATCATATTAGTCCTCAGTATTGCGCTATGATTGTAGAAGGATTTAATCAAATAGATGAGGGTAGATTAGTTTTTAATTGGATTGCTGGAGATTCGCACAATAGGGTAGACGAAAATCTCCAGATGGACGTTTATGGTAATACAGAAAATCTTGATAGTATTATTAAAAGAACAACCTTTTTACGCAATTTTATTGAACAGTATAACAAAATGCCAGTTGTTACAAAGCATCCACCAATGGTTTTTAGTGGATACTCGGAGTACACGCTTCAAACTGCAACTATGTTTAATGGAACATCCTTATGCATGATAGATGATTATCAAAACAATATTGAAAGATTTTCAAATATAAAAAAAAGAATGATTTGTGTAGCTCCTATTATTTTAAAATCTTCAGATGAGGTAGAGGCATATAAAAAATTATTGCCTAAGTTTGGATCAAGATTTTTAAATATGTGCATAGTTGGAGAAAAAGATTACGTAAAAGATCAACTTGTGAAACTAGAGAATGATGGAATAACAGATATTCTTGTTAATACACATAGACCAGAATTCTTAGGAAGACCAAGCGAGTTGAGTGAAAAAAACAACATACTTATAAATGAATTAGTTAAAGAAATTAACACAGAATATGGAAAAGAAAGTGAACTTTCACTGGATCAACAATAAAGAATTGCTGGTTGATGAAATTAGTGAATTATCAACAACTTTGGATAATTATGGATTCGAATCTTTATTGCTAACTTTTACAGAACGTGAAGCAGACTATTGGATAAAAGCAGCAAGGGCACTTTCTATAGGGCAAAAAATTAAGTATATGATAGCATTAAGACCATATGCAATTAATCCAACATATGCACTTATGATGGCAACGGCTTTTGAGCAAATTGATAAAGATAGGCTAATGTTAAATATAATTGCTGGAATAAATGATTTTGAAGCAGATCGCTTTAATGTAAACCTAAATGTTGAAGAAAGAAAACAGGCATGTTCTTTATTTTTAAAAGAAATGATTGCCGCCAATGAGAGTAATTGGGCTATTAATATAGAATACAAGCTTAATAAATTTCCAGATATAGTTATTAGTGGTTCTTCTCCAGAAATGATTGAATGCACAAATAAATATGGAGATATTAGCTTAACAACATTAAGTAATTATATGATATACTTAAAAGATAAAGATATTTTCGCTCCTGTTGTAAACTCTACACCAGTAAACCCCTCTTATAGCGATCCTTTTAGCGATACGACAAGGTAATAATATGGAATTCCAAGAACCTAGCGACTCAGACAAAGAGATAGTAAA